CGGGCTCCGCCACCGCCACCAGGATGCGGTTGTTGCCTACTGCGCTAGAGGCGCTCGTGGTGGTCTGGAGCGTAGCATCGGAGACCCCCAGGTCGAAATAGATGTACGTCGTGTCCGCCATGGCGCCGGTGTTGCCCGCGCCGATAGAGTAGGACGTGCCATCCTGGAGACTGATCGTGCCCGCCCCCCACGCGACGGTGTCATCACCCGAGGCGCTGAACGTCAGGTCGTTCGTCCAACCCAGGATGGAGGTCGGGAAGAGGACACCTTTCTCGACCTCGCCCCGGATGGAGCGGTCCACGTCCTGCAGGGCTCGTACGACCTCCCGCCGGAAGGCGGACTCGTTCTCCTGTCCGTACTCAGACTGAGCGTCCGGGAAACGGGGTGCGTAGGTGCTCATCTGCGTCCGCCGGCCTCGATGTCAGCTCGGATGGTACCGATACGCCACCCTGCAACGTCTTGGACTACCTTCAGCCGTATCTGGCGGGCCACGAGGCGTACGTCAGTGGGGTTGGAGGGGGTGTATGGGCCATTCTCCACCTCTTGGCCATCAGAGGCGTCTGCGTTGGCCGGAGTGTTCTTCACACCCGAGGAAGGGTAGAAGGCCGTCAGGAGGTAGAGGTCCACGTCCCCCAAGGTCTGCTCGTCCGGAATGAGACTTTGGATATGCATGACGCGGTCACCTCCACCCAGCTCGATGGGACCGGAGGTGGCCTCCGGAGTCGCCCCTCCATAGGAGTTGCCCACCTCGTGCCGGTACAGCAGGCCGTCGGCGTCGAAGGCTACGGGGCCGCCGAGGGCGCCCGCGTCCTCCCCAGCCGTCCGGGCCACGGTGTTGTTGTACCAGAAGCCCTCTTCATAGTTGAATGTCACGGAGCGGTCGCACTCAGTCGAGCCGCCCGAGGGGTAGTGCCAGGTCACCTCGCCGAACTCCGAGCGCACCTCGGCCCATATCTTCGTCCGCTGGTTCCGGTTCATGTCCCGGAAAACGTAGTCCGCCACGGGCGAAGGAATGGCCTTGGTGTAGCCGTCGTACAGGTAGAACCCCCGCGGGCCCATCCAGTAGGCCACGGAACCCACGACAGCCATGCAGCGGCTGGAAATGGCCCCGACGGCCCCCACGGGCACGGCGGTGTAGACGAAGTTGCCTCCGATGAAGCGGATACTGAAGAGGTCCGTTTCGGTCCAGATCAGCGTCTCGTTCTGGGCCCTCCGGCCGGCCAGGATCGTGCCCCGGCCCGGCAGGAAGAGGTCACCTGCCTGGTTTGAAGCCGTGGCAGCCCAGTCGGTCTCGTCATCCTGGTCGGGCCACTGGATCTTCCGGCCGTCCCCGCCGGCTCCGAGGGCGAGCAGGAAGTTCTCCGGCGTGACCACCACGCCGGTGTTGCTGGTGGGCACTGTGCCCGCGGAGGGGCTGATGACGGCCGCCGCGGCCGGCTCGCCGCCATTGCCGTCGATGTCCACGTAGTAGATCTTTCCGTCGGACTTGGCGACGAAGACGAGATCCTCGCCGTAGTTGTCCATCTGGTAGCTCTGGGCCAGCACGAGCGAGTTGTCGACTGTCTCATCACCCCGGCCGTACAAGCCTCGACCGTATAGGCCGGCGCCGTACTGGCCTGTCGTGAGCGTGGAGTCGGCTTGACCGCTCGTGAATCCCGAGGTAGGGGTCACGTCCGTCAGGCTGCCCGTACGGATGACCTGGATCTTGGCTGGACCCCCGAACGCGAGGCAGGCGTTTCCGTCGTTGTCCCTCCACGAGTGCGTGCCACTGACTCGCTCGCCGTGGTCCACCTGGGATCCATCCACTTCGTAGTCTTCGAAACCCCCGATCTCCTGCATGACCCCCTCGAACCAGCGCGTCCAGAGGGTGTCATACCACCGGCCACGGGCGTCGTACACCGTGCCCGGCTTCACGACCCCTGGGGGTGGGGTGATCTTGACGAGGGGCATGATGTTACTCCTGGTCCGCGAGGCGCTGCGCGTGCCGTCCCTTGGGGTCGTACTCGATGTGGATGTGATCCGGACGGTTCCGGTAGCGGCCTACACCGCCCCGGCCCTCGATGACCACGTCGAAGTCCTCACCGAGAGCTTCCCGAACCGCGTCAGCCAGAAACTGGATCTCGCTCACCTGCAGGTCTCGGGTCCGGATGTCCATCGCCCGACCTTTGGGGTGCAGGCTCGAACCACCGGGCCTCTGGGGCCGCATGGCGGAGGTGATGACGAGGTCCCGCTCGAAGACATCCGCGTAGATGGTCCGGACCGTCTCCCGCGCCATCCACAGCGCGGGGTGCATGTCAGGGCTCCACCCAGAGTTCGCGAAGGTGGTCATACGGAAAACGGGTTCGGGCTCTCCGAATCGTACGGAGAGGGACCGAACAGCATCTCGAACAGGGGCTCCAGGTGGTGAACACGCACCGAGACAGAGAAGAACCACTTTCGCACACGCAGCAGCACGTCGTCTTCGTTTTCGTGGAACCAATCCCACATCTCCTCCCGGACGATGCCCAGAATCGGGTCGAGAAACGGCCCCGCGTCGAAGTCAATACGGTTCTCTACGGCGGCACCGGCACGGCGGTCGAGTACGGCCATCAGGCACCCCCTTCGGAACCGAAGATCCCGCGGATTAAGGGCTTTAGGCCCTTCTCGGCCAGCGCGTACGCGGCCAGTCCAACGCCTACAACGACGGCCTCTATGCCAGCCTGGATATCCATGAGTAGATCGGGGCCGACGACCTCGATGAGTCCCTGAGATGTCAGGAAGGCGGCGATAGCGCCGATGGCGGCGCCGGAGACGTGCCGTGCGGCAGAGATCAGATATTCTCTCATTGGTTTTCCTGTCGGTTGCGGAGCAGGTCGTTAAACCGCCGCTCCTCGATGCAGACGAGAGGGTCGTCCCCTGCGTCCTGTATCAAGATACACAGGATGTCGCCTGTGTCTTTACTCAAACTCACAAGTCCCCTGGACACCTTCTGGAGGCTATCCTTCACCTCAGCGATCCGTTCCCTGTTCTCCTGCGTCTGTTCCCGGTTGTCGTACACGCCAGCCCCCAGCAGGATAGCTGAGACCACGATGGCAATGATGACCTTGATCGGGCCAGGCAGCTCGCTGAACCAGATTTTGATGGTCTGAGCGATCATATCAACACACCTCCATCTTCGCCACCCGGAGGGGCAGTGGGGGGTGTGCAGCCGTCTACGTGGATGCCCGCGGGGGACCAGGCACTAAACTGTCCGTTCCGGACATGCCGGACCCACCAGGTGCAGCGGAATACGCTTTGGTTGGCGTCGTGGCCACTTTCCCATGATGTTGCTCCCGGGGGTGCCGTGAACTCCACGTCGGCCGTACCGGGGTCGTCGTTCGCACTATCTGTGCGAGCAACCTGCGTCTCAGCGTTTTCGTCCCCGACCATCCACTGCACGCCGATCTTGTGACCACCATACGTATAGGCGGACACGCTGGACGGGGCCGCGTCGGGCCCCTCCGTGAGGTCGAGGTCCGCCTGGCCGGCCGCCATGAAAAGGCCGGACTGGATCATGAGCTGTTGGAGGAGGCGAGCTGGCCGTGCCAGGTCGTCCCACCGTCCACAGAGAGGAACGTGATGATGTCTACACCGCTGGATTGCAGCTCCGCGTTGGGCGAGCTGCCACCCGGCCAGTCGATGTCCTCGTCCCATGTGATCGTGCCAGCCGCACCGTTCGTTAGGATGAGCGTCACGAAGACCGCGCCGGTGATCCCGTCGTTGGAAAAGTTGATGGTCACATCGTCCGTCACGGTCGCCGTAAACACGTTGGCCGCGTCCAGGTCAAGCTCCTGCGACGTGGAGATGTTGCCCAGGGCGGAGACCGTGTACACGCTGGTCAGGAACTTCACCTCGCCGGTGAATGTCCCTCCTGACTTGGGCATGGCCGCATCGGCTACAGTAGACACCGCGTCGATTACCGCGTCCAACCCGAGGGGGTCGCCGTCATTACCATCTCCGCCCAAGATGGCAGTGAGGGTATCACCCCAGGCACCGTCTGAACCGTCAACGGTCGGCAGATCCCACGTATAGTTGGTGGTTGGGTCGCTGACAGCCATGTCTTAGCCTCCGATGGGCGTGAAGTTGCGTCTGATAGAGCCGCCGTACTGCTCCTGCGTCTGGGACTCCTGCCAGGTCTCGATGAGACCTTTGGAGCGGGTCCCATCAGGCTGCACGCTGCCGTTGAGGCGCCGCTCCCAGACTGGGATGCGGTCCTCGTTTTTAAGGAAGGGTGCGGCCTCCAAGAGGGCCCCGTAGAGGTACAGACTGGGCATCTCGTTGATGAGGTAGTTCGTGGTCTGGGAGTCCGAGAGCCGGAGGGGGCGGCGCCAGTACGTCATCTTGGTGTCGTACGTGTCCCCGCTGACAGGGACCGGCGCGAACCGGACCCGGCCGCTGGTGATCGCCGCGAACTGGGGGACCCCCGTGCGACCGTGGCTGGCCTTGAGTCGGCCAATCTCGTCGGCGGGTACGATGGTGATCGGACCCATGTACGTGGTCGTGTCATGGTACCATGACTCCAGCCTGGCGAAGTCGGACGGCAAGGCCAGCCCGTCGCCCGTGATTTGGACCGTAGAGCGGTCCGAGAGCTTCCACAGGCGCTCGTCCTGCCGCGCCCAGTCCTCGAAGGACTGGATGAACCGCTCAATGTCCGTGTCCATGTTGGATCGGTTGAGCGTGTTGGCGACCTCCGTCTTGAGCGTGGAGAAGTTCGTAATCTTAGCCACTGACCACCTCCACCTGCTGATCCTCGACGTGGACGATGTCTTCGTCCTGGCCCTCGATGATCCGGCGTCTCAGATCCTGCAGTTCCGACTCTTCCGTCTCGGCGTGGGCGCACTTGAACTCGAACCGTCCAATGTGGGCGCACTGCCAAGAAAGGTCGTGGTCCACGAAGATCCGCATCCCGAGCCGCTCCCGCAGCATCCGAGTGCAGAAGTACACGTCCTCGCCCATCTGCATCCCGTTGGGTAGGGCCTCGTACCAGAACCAGGGCTCGATCTTGGGGTCCGGCAGTGCTCCTCGGAGTTGATCCAGCTCCATGAGGACTGCGCCGAAGCCCAGGGCGTCCACCTCTTCCAGGCCGGTACTCTCGGCCGTGGTGTGGCAGATAATACCCTCGTCCTCCGGGTCGTCCGGGTCCGGGACATGTTTGATCGCCACGTACTCCGCGGGGATGCGCCGCTTGGAGTAGTTGACCCCCACCACGGGCTGCTGGTGTTGCAGCAGGCGGATGAGGGTGTCCCGGGGGAACCGCATGTCCGAATCAAGCCACAGGACATGCGAGGCGCCGTCTTCGATGACGGCCTCCAGAAGCTCCGTCCGGGCCTTGTGGATGTACGTGCCCGTCACGAAGTACATGCCGAGGTTCACTCCCTCCGGCAGGACTCCCGCGGTCAGGCTCATCATCTGAGCCAGGTCGTACGCGAATAGCGCGTCCACCTGGTCATGGGCCGGGACGGCCACGGCGATCTTGGTGGGCAAGGTGGCCATCAGACGTATCTCCCGGGACGGCGACGGAAGTCTCTGTTCGCGGGGTCCTGGAGCCAACGGAGCAAGGCATCGTCGTCGTAGAAGATGCCTGACTCGATCAGATCCGCGCCCACATTCAGGGGGATGCGGCCGATGAAGTCACCCCACTCGCCGTGGGGGTCCGACGCCTTCCGGTAGGAGGCGAAGGATGCCTTGTTCCCTTCGATGATCTCTCTGGCCGCCCGAGTGTTCATGCGCTTCTCGACCACGTACGAGTCGTCGTGCTCGGAGTAGTGCATCCGGGTCTGGATGCCAGTCAGATCGTCATTCGAGATAATCACACTACGTCCCTCTGATGTGCGGTAAAAAGATGTGAGGTCAGGCCGGGGACCGTCACCGCACGGGCCCCACACAAACCCTGGTCGCCGCGGCCTGCCTCACGGTTCATATCTCGTCTACGCGGTCCCGATGTCCTCCAGGGCTCCGCCTTCGACCGTGCTGAACGCTCTCAGCGCGGTGGCGACTTCAGCGTTGATCTGGTTCAGCTCGAAGAGGCCGTCGAAGAAATCTCCGAGGTGGCCCGAGCCGTTCTCCAGGGTGGCGTTGTCTACCGTCACGCCGGACGTACCTGCGGTCACAGGAATCAGGTTCCCGATAGCGCCGGGGATGATCGAATACACGACCACCGTGGACCCCGACTCGACCGCGTGGACGTGAGGGTTGCGTGTCATCGCCGCCGCGTAGTCGTTGCCTGCTCCGGTCGAACTTTCTCCCTCATCGCTGAGGTTGATCGCTGCGATCAGATTGGCCCGGTGCCCTGCAGCATCCGCGCCGACGTGAACGTCGCCATCACTTGAACCCAGGGTGCTGTTGAACGTGTAGGTCTTGCCAGCGACAACGATAGTCTCGCCGTTCGTGACCTCCCCATCTGCGTCGATGGTGATGAAGGTGCTGGCTCTTTCCAGTGCTGTGTCTACTGCCATTTTGGTTCTCCTCGGGCGGGCTCACCCCTGACCCAGGACCGCCGGAAAGGCGGGAGTGTCTGGGCCAGGGGCCGCGAGCCTTACCCTAGTTCAGGGTTTACGCCGAGTCGGTGGTCAGATCGAACGCGGCGCCGAGGGCGGCCTCGTTCTTGTTGCACAGGGTGACCTCCTGGACCAGCATGCGCTTCTCCGCATCACCCGTCTTCGCCAGGCGGACCTGACGCAGGGGCCGGAGGTAGCGCAGCTCCAGGTAGTCGAAGTCCAGGAACCAAGCGTCCCGCTCCCGCTGAAAGCGGTTGGGCATGACCCGGAGAACTCCGAAGTCATGGACGTACACGTCGATGGCCGCGATGGCCGCCATGGGGCGGGCCTCCACGTTCGACAGGTCATAGTTCCGGGTTGCGATACCACTCCAGTTGGCGGAGACGTACTGCTTGTTGTTCCCGCCCACCATCAGGACCTTGGGGTTCGCCCCCTCGTCCCAGCAGGACTCGATCACGTTCTTCCCGATGGTCTCGGTGAAGTTACGCAGAGTCCCACCGTCGGTCCGAACCGCGTCCGGCACACCAGAGGTGTACGTCGGGTCGCCGCCGCTCGTGGTGTAGAAGTCGGTGTTGGTCTTCAGCCACGCATTGAGCGCAGCCATGGTCCGAGCCGTGCCGACCCCACCGGCATCGCCGGCCTGGGCGCGGAAGACCACCGTCTCCAGATCGCGCTTGATCTCACTACCCCGTTTGGCGAGCTGGTAGGCCAGCTCACTACGCCGGCCGGCCTTGTCGACCACCTCCAGCGTATCGGACAGGATCAGCGTCTTGCGCATGATCTGGCAGTAGTTGCCCACTCGCGTGGTCGCGGAGGGGGTGCTGAAAGAAGCGTCATCACCCTCCAGCTGGGCGTTGGTCCCGTCGGCCGCAGCCAGCGAGTCCGTCTGCCACTCTTCGAGGGTCTGCTTCGCATTCGGTCCACGTCCCATCCCGCTGATTCCGGGGGTCTCCTCGGGCGAGATGTTGTAGATGCGGTCGTGCAGGGACTCCCTCAGTCCCTTGAAGTTGTACCGGGTACCGGTTCCGGAAACCAGGCTCATCTTCGTCCTCCCTTCTTCGTCATCAGGTTACTGTTCAGCTCCCGGGGTCAGTCTTCGTCCCCGAGGAGCAACTCGATGGAGGCGGCGGCATCCTTGATGCTCCCCGTCTCCTGCAGTCGCTGGTCCGCGGCTTTCTGGCGCTTCTTGGACTTCGTCCGCTTGCCCTTCCGGGTCCGGCCGCCGGGGTTGAGGCGTTTCTCCGCCTTACCCTTCTTCTTCTCGACCGTCTCCTGGGCCCCCTCGCGCTGCTTCTGCAGTTTGAGGTTCTCGCGGAGCATCAGCAGCAGTCTCGCATCTGCCAGGCTGTCTACCTCCTGCTCGGAGAAGCCCCTGGACAGTGCGTGCTTCCTCAGCTCGCCCATCTCCTGATTGCGCGTGGACTCGTCTTTCCAGCTCGGAACCTCACTCAAGAGGATGTTCCACTGCTCGGCCAGATAATCCTGCTGGGCCTGCAGTTGCTCCTGCTGGACCTCCGCGTCGATGGCCTGCTCGGCCGTGCCAATCGCGGAGATACGGTCCTGGTACTCCTGGAACTCCGCCATCTGGGCGGACCACTCGCCGGGGTTCTTCTGCCGCAGTTCCTCACTGGGCTTCTCCGGCGCGGCCTCGCTCAACATGGACTTGAAAGCGTCCAGGTGTGCCTTGTACTGCTCGCGAACCTCACCCAGTTCTGTCATCGCTTCGGCGTGCTCCGCCGCATCGCGCTGCCGTTTCTGGGTGTAGTCCTGAGTCCGGCTATAGCCCGCCTTCAGCTCCGCCAGAGTTACTTCCGTCGTCTCGCCGCCAGGGAGCGGAACTCCCTCGACAACCAGCTCGTCTGAAAGCTCCGGCGCGTCACCGTCAGCTTCGTCTCCGTCCTCGTCGGACTCGTCCTCGAAGGTCTCGTCGTCCTCATCGGCCTCACCGGCCTCCTCGAACTCCTCTTCCTCTTCGGACACGGCGTCGTCACCTTCGACTTCGCCGCTCGACTGCTCGCTCTCCTCGGGTTCCTCGAACTCTTCCTCCGAGCCCAGAGCCTCGAACAGTCCTGCCGCCGCTTCCTCGGGGGACTCTCCCTCCGGGATGTGCATCCCGCTCGGGAGTTGGTCTGCCTGATCGGTCGCGGTGTCACTCATGTTACGCTCCTATGGTAGTCGGTTTGGTGGTGACCTGCTATGGGGTTTCTCACAATTCGTCGTTCAACGCCTCGTTGATCTGCTCCATCTGGTGCCGGGCCGCCACTCCTTCTTCGTCGATGGTCTTGAACTTGGCCCGCAGGCGTTCCATGGCACGCTGCTCGGCGTGGAGCTTCTCGCGCTCCGCGGTCGAGCTGGCGGCGGTCCAGTCTGCGAAGATCTCGCCCCGGACCATCGTCAGGGCGGTCTGCCACGATTCTGAGTTGAGAAACAGCTCCATCTCCTTCCCGATCCGGGCGATAGCTTCCAGCTCGCCCCGGCGCTGCTCCAGGAAGGCAGTGTCCTCGTCGTGTGGGGTGTTCATACTCTACTCCTGTGTGGACTGGGCCTTCCGGTCCTTGGCGATCTTCTCCTCCAACTCCCGGTCGGCAATGTCACCTTGGTGCTTCAGCTCCAGCTCGTACTCCTTCAAGGCGAACTCCCGGGCGATACGGTCCCTTTCCCGGTCGTCCTCCAGCTTGATCTTCATGCGCTCCAGCTCCATCTTCTGCAGGTCCACCTGTGCCTTGAGCTGGTTCTTCGTCTCCTCGGCCTCCACGACCCGCTCCTTGATGCCGGGTTCCTCGGCGGCCTCGGCCTGCTGCTCCTCCCACGCCTTCTGCTGCTCCTCACCCCACGGACGATAGAACTGGGTGGTATCCCGGAACCCCATGAGATCCAGGATCTTGCTGGCCGTGGCCCGCAGCTCCATGAAGCTCACAAGGGGCGATCCAGCCGCGAACTGCTCCTTCTGGTCCGCGTAGAGGGCCTGGAGCTGGGCGATCTGCTCGCTTTTGGAGCCCGTTCCGAGCGCCACGTCCACCGTGACCCCCATGAGGGCATCCCATGCCTTCGGGTCCACCTCCACGAACTCCCCGCGGAGCTGGACGGTCCGCTCCCGGTGCTGGTGCTTCACCAGCAGGCGGAAGAGACCCCGCATGGTCGCCTTGAGGCCGGTCTCGGCGTACACCCTAGCCAGCATCTTGATGCGCTGCTGGGACCGGCTGAGGGTGGCGCTGATGGCCTCCTGGGTGGTGCTCTGGAGCACGTTGGCGTCCATGCCCTCCCGGGGGCCTTTCCGGCCGATTCGGTCGGCCTTGATCTGGTCGTAGTATTCCAACACGGGCAGCGTGTCGCCGCCCACGAACGAATGTTTGAT